TATCATAGAAGAAAATACAATATTTCTAAATAGGGATGGTATAAAATATAAATCTTTAAGAAAAGAATATCTTAGCACAGCTGGAGTTGCAGATATAGAAATAGAATGCTTATCAGAAGGAAAAGTAGGTAATGCTGCTATTGGAGAAATTACAACTTTTGAAATTCAAAATAGCAATATCTACAGTGTTACGAATGAAAAAGAAATTATAAATGGATATGATAAAGAACCTAATTCTGTATTAGTTGCTAGAGCAAAAGAAAAAGCTACAAGACCTGCTCACAGTGGAAATATATATGATTATGAGCAATGGGCTAAACAAGTTGATGGAGTTGGAAAAGTCTTAGTAAAACCTCTTTGGAATGGTAATGGAACTGTTAAAGTTCTAATTGCTAATTATAATAATGATATAGCTGATTCTAGTCTAATTCAAAAAGTTAGAGAAAGAATACAGAGCGATGACGGTAGACCTGTTGGAGCTGATGTAACTATAGAAAGCTTTAGAGCTAAGACTATAAACATAGAAGTTAATGCTATATTAAAATCTGGATATGCTCTATCAGATGTAAAAGAAAAGATTGAATCTCTTTTGAAAGCTGTTATAAAAACTGGGAGTGCTACATTTGAGAAAGTTAATAAAACAATACTATCTATCAATCGTTTAGAGAAAGCTATTTTAGAAATAGACGGAGTAAATGACAACTTTGTAAAAGTAAACAATTCTAATTCTAATATAGAAATTGCCGATGATGAAATTTTAGTAGTTGGGACAGTGATTATAAATGAGCAATAGATTGATTGAGAAAGTTTCAAAAATAGCTAGAAACACTTTACAAGAAGATTTAATAAGAACACTAGATTTAATCTGTGAATATGCTAAAAATGATATACAAAAATACAAGGAGCTATTATTTATAGCTTTTTTTAATGAGCAACAAGTGGCTAACTATGAAAGATTTATGGAATTAGACTATAAAAATGGTTGGAGTCTACAGGATAGAAAAGACAGAATTATCTATACTTTACTATCTAAAAATATTTTTACACCTCATGTTTTAAAAGAACAAGCAAAGATATTCACAAATGGAGAAATTGAAGTTATTGAAAATTACAATGATTATTCTTTCATAATAAAATTTACATCTGTAGTTGGAATACCTCAGAACTTAGATAATTTCAAGAATTTCATTTATATCAATAAACCAGCTCATCTAAATTTTAGCATTGAATTTAGGTATAACACACATAATCAAGTAGCTTATTTATTGCATAGTTCTTTAAAAGCAAAGAATCATAAAGAAATTTATGACACTAGATTATATGAAGATAGTGCTGTTGTTGGAAAATATCATAGACATATAGAAATGAGCAATCTAAAAAATGATGAATTAAAAAATAAGACACATCAAGAAATTTATGATGAAAGGAGATAGAAATGTCAGAATATACTAAATATTTAAGATTGATTAAACCGCAAGGAAATGAGTACTACAATGTAGAAAATTTTAATCACAATGCAGAGTTGATTGATAAGGAAACTGAAAAATTAAATACCGCAGTTACAAAAATTCAAGAAGGAGCAACAAGAGAAAAAGCTGGAATAGTGCAGTTTGGAACAGAAGAGGGTAAGGCTCTTGAGGGTATGATGCTTGCTAGACTTGCAGGATGTGTTGGATATGGTGGAGACATTCAAATAGCTGGAGTAAAAGATGTAAACTACATTTACTATGATAGAAACACTAGAAAAATGTACAAGTGTTTAAATCAAAATTCCGATGTATCTGCAAACGTGGCTAATTTTATCCCTCTTGACAACAACAGTCTTTTGGATAGATTGGAAAATTTAATTACTTTCGATAATAACAATGCTCTTAAAATTAAAGTTATAACTGTTACTTTAAATACAAATATTTTAATTGGTGATTCTATAAATGTAGATGGAATTCCAAATACTACTGTATTTGTAACTGGATTTTTGTATAACTACATAAAGCAAGAAAAAACGAATATTTACGAATACTGGGACTTACAAGTTTCTCATCCGAACAAATGTATAATTAGAAAAATCAAAAATTATGGTTTTACTTCTTATGCTACGATATTGGCTTTTTATAAGTAGTACAAGTTTAATCTAATATATAGAAAGTATCTAAGTACATACTTTCAGCTGTATCTAATTTTGTTAAAATATATAAATTCCCTGAATTTGCATCGTATCGAGTTCTTGCTGTCCTTCCGCTTGGATTAGAAATTATTAGTTTTAAATTAAAAGTTTTTGGTTTATATCCAATTGGAAATGTAAACAGTAAAGTTCCCTCGTTTAAAGTATTAGAAATTCCTGAAGGGATATCTAGAAAAACATGTCCTACATTCCCTATTTTTTCAAATTGTAAAGCTGAATATCTAGTTCCTTGAGTTTTATTTACAGATTCATATTTGGATAAATTTTCCATTATTTTGAGAATTGTATAATAAACCTATCAAAAAAATAGGAGGTTTAGTTATGCAATTAACAGTTTTGGAAAATTTTAAAAAGGAAAATGTAGAAATTTACTTAGAATATCTTAACAGTTGCAAAAGCAGCAACTGGGATACTTGGGAGACTACATATAAAACTTACTGTAATAATTTTAAGTTATTTTTAGTTTGGTTTCAAAAGTCGTATAAAAATAAGTTGCTTTTAAGTAAAGAAACATTACTAGAAATGCCAACTATAATAGAAACTTACAGGAATTATTGTAGAAGCTTAGGGAATAGCAAAAGAACTTTAATGAATAAGACTACTGCTATATCCACTTTTTATGCATGGTGTGTTAGAAGAAATAAAATTAAGTATCATCCTTTTGATTCTAAACTAGATAAGTTAAGATTTACAGAGAAGGACAAGGTTAGGAATAGTTATTTTCTTACAACAGAGCAAATTCTAACAGTTAGATTATATATGCAAGTAGAATCTAAAAAATATGACTTGCAAGACAGAATACTTTGGGAACTTTTCTTAGATAGTGCTTGTCGGATTAGTGCTATTCAGAATTTAAAAATGGAACAACTAGACTTAGAAAATGGCTATTTTAGAGATGTTAAGGAGAAAGAGGGCTATATAGTAAATGCTTTCTTTTTCCAAAAATGCAAGGAACTTATAAAAGAATGGATACAGTACAGAGCAGAAAATGGGATAGATGTAGATTGGTTTTTTGTTACTAAGTATGGAAAAATCTATAAGCAAATGACACAAGGAGCTATTAGGAATAGAATAAAAAAGCTAGGAAAAATTTTAGGAATAGAGGATCTATATCCTCACACTCTTAGGAAAACTAGCATTAATTTAATAAACAATTTGGCTGGGTTAGGCTTAGCTAGTAGTTATGCAAATCACTCTAGTAGTGGAGTTACGAGCAAACACTATATACAAAAAACAAGTGCTACAGAAATAAGAAATACTCTTATAGTAGCAAGGAAAAAATTAGGTATTTTTTAGATTAATATTATAGAAATTTTTAAATTTATAAAGAATTTAAGGTTTAATTTTCTGCATTTGAGTACTTTTTTATATTTTTTCTTAAATATAAAATCTAAGAATTTTATATAATAAGTACTCAAATCTGCAATTTTAAATATAAAAAACTAAATAAATTTAAAAATCTATTAACATTTTGAAAGGAGTAAAAAATGAAAACAATAAACTTTTACAAGAAAGAAAAATTAATCTTTTCTGTTTATGCAGAAAGCTTGGAAGATGTCTTAAAATCACCTCTTTCATATTTTCCAGCATATACGACAGATGTGATAATCACTGATATATCTTATCAATACCCCATCTATAAAGATGACATACTAAGAGAAATGACAAGAGAAGAGAAGGTAAGAGCTGGAATAGATGTTACATTGGAAGATGGAGAAATCATAAAAGATAAGAAAATTATAACAGTGCCAAAACCACAAGGAAATCCAAAGTATTTAAGTTGGAACAAAGAAAAAGGTTTGTGGCTATTGGATAATGAAAGAGAATATCAAGACTATATGGCACTTATAGACGATTTAAAGGCTAAATCTTTAGAGTATGGTTTTGATTATAAAGTTGGAAATGAGGTTCATAGGCAAAAGTGTAGAGATAAAGATATAACTCTATTGGCTTCAAATGTAACTTTTATGTTAGCAGAAAAAACTGTTTATGGAAAAGAAAAACCAATCACTTGGTATTTTGAAGATAATTTTGGATTAAAATTAGATTTAGAGCAATCTTTAATTTTAGCTAGTTATGGGAAAACTTTTACTCAATCAGTCTATGATACAGAAAACTATTTCAAGACTAAAGAGAATCCAAAAGAGTTGACAAAAGCCGAGTTTGAGAGCAAAAGAAAAGAAATACACAATGCACTAGCAAAAGGCTAATTTAAAGAGTTTCTATTATTAAAGGTAGTTTTATATAGCTACCTTTTTTTAATGGCTTTAAATAGCAAATTACGAGGTCATTTTAATAATTTTTATAAAGGAGATGGTAAAAAATGAAAGTAGCATTAATAATAGGGCATAATCAAAGAAGTAAAGGAGCATATTCACAAATAGTTGGCTCTGAATATGATTATTGGAAAAGAATATCAGAAAAAATAAAAACTGAAATTCCATTAATGGTAGATGTATATGAGAGAAAGCCAAATCAATATTACACAAGAGAAATGTTTGAAGTACTGGAAGAACTTAACAAGAATGATTATAAGTTCTGTATTGAACTTCACTTTAATGCAGCAGCAAGTGAGCAAGCCAATGGTTGTGAATGTTTAGTCTACTGTGGAAATAATAAAGCTAAGGCACTAGCAACAGATTTTATGGCTAGATTGCAAAACAAGTTTGGTAGTAAGATAAGAACCAAAGAAAATACTTTAAAAGAAATTAAGGTTGTAAATGGAAAAGAATTAACAACAGAAAAGAAAGAAACTACAAGAGGTTTAATCTTAATTCAAGATTCTAAAACTAGGGGAGGTTATGGAATATGTAAATCAAAAGACACTTACATACTGGTTGAGCCTTTCTTTGGTAGCAACAATGATGAATCTTTGAAGTTTTCTGTGGAAAAAGATGTTGTAGATTTATTTGTTAATTTTATAAAAGAAAATATTTAATAAACAGTCTGGCCAGACAAATTTATTATAAAAATTTTAGGAGGTTTTAATTATGAAAGATTTTATTAATCAAGCAATAGGATATTTAGCAGGTTTTAGTATGGAACAATGGTTATGGTTAGCAGTAGCAGGAATAATTTTAGTTTATCTTATTTACAATAGAAAACAGTATGTAAATCTATTTAGACAATCAGTAATTTTTGCAGAAGAAAGTTTTAATCATGGAGAAAATGGAAAGAAATTAGAAGCTGCAGTAAATTTTATACTATTTAGAACTTCAAGTTTACCTTGGGTAGCAAGAATTATAATTATAAAATTTATTAGTAGAAAAAGAATGATAGACATTATAGAAAAGACATTGCAAAAGTTTTCTGATATCTTTGCTAATGGTTACAAGATAGATATAAAAGGAAATGAGGAAGATGGAGAAAACTAAATTAATCCTGAATCCAATTTCAAATGGGAAGGCAGTTTTAATGCAAGATTATGTTTACTCAATCAATGGCTATGATATTAAGGTATTTAGAGGTTTCATCACTGATGGAGCCTCTGTTCCTAAATCATTACAATGGTTATATAATCCTTATGACAAATATATTAATGCTGCTGTCGTGCATGATTATTTATACAGTTGTTATAACAATACTGGTATAAATAGAACTCTTTCAGATAAAATATTTAGACATATTATGCAAGAAACTGGAGTAGATAATAGGACTGTAAGAAGATTTTATGCAGCAGTGAGAGCATTTGGAGAAACTTCATGGAAGAAAAAAATTCTAAATGAAGGTTATAAAGATAGGGCAATAGTAGATCATACTAAGGAGGCAAGAGAATATTATAATTATTGGAATAAAGTGTTAGGATTGTAGGTGATTATATGGAACAATTTTTAGGAATAGTAGAATATGTATTAAAAAATTATGGAATTCCTGGAGGTCTATTGCTTTACTTTTTATGGAAAGATAGTAAAACGTTTGAACTTTTTAGAAACACTATGCAAAAAATAGTTAATCAACTTGAAGCAATGCAAAAGGATCAATCAGAATTAAAAAAAGATATGGAGGAGATTAAGAAATTCATAAAATAATGGGTAGGAAAAAATCCTGCCCCTTTTTTTTTATTGAAAAAATAGTTTAATTAGTTTAGAATAGTAATAGTTTAAATGAAGGGAGGTGTAATGATAATGGATTATATAATTTTACCTTTGTATTCTTGGAAAAATGGAAAGAAAACTTGTTTTCCAAGAAGTAGTATGAATCAAAGTAATGCTAGGGGTAGAGCTAGAGATTTATATGAAGTTTATATTCCTATCCCCTATGAAGTAAGAACTACTTATCCTGATTTTTTTCCTGGAGAAGAATTTAACCTATTTACAGAAGATTTAAATTTTAGTGCAAAAATATGCCAACAAGACGATAAAGCACTAATGACTAATCCCAATTCAATTTTAGGAAAATGGCTTTTTGAAAAATTAGGGATAGAAAAAACAAGCCCTAATGAAGTAGTAAGTTATGAAGAACTCGCTAAAACTGGATATGATTCAGTAAAAATAAAAATTATTGATGGAAAATATTATATTTTATTAATGCCTGTTGGTTCTTACGAAAATTTTATACAAAAAAGGCTTCAATAGAAACCTTTTTTCAGTGTAATTATGAAATAGCAGAGACAATATTCTTTGCTATTTTTTTTATTATTGGAACTGATACAGAATTACCTGCTTGTTTATATGCCTCCGACTTACTCACTATTTTTGGAAACTTAAAACTTTTTGGAAACCCTTGAAAAATAAGGCATTCTTCAGGGGTTAATTTTCTAATATCGTAATCATCTAAAATCAATGGAACATTATGTCCTCCAGTTCCCATATTTGCAGTTAAAGTTGGGCAAACTTTACTCTTGTTTTCTCTCACATATTTTCTTCGCCATTGATAGATAGTATCATGTTTTATAATTTCTTTCTTTATTTTATCATATATCTTATATTTTTTATAATAAAAGATATCTTCTTTTTTTTCTGATAAATTTATAAGATCATTTATTTTTTTTGTAAGTTTAACCTTTTTTGGAAAAGTGAATTTCTCATAACTTTCTTTTTTTAAAAAACCTACAATATAGATTCTTTCTCTATTTTGAGGAATATTACCATAATCCATAGTGTTTAATACTTTGTATTTTACAAAATATCCAGCGTCTTTTAAACAATTTAAAATTGTATTTAATGTTTTCCCTTTTTCATGATTTTCTAAATTTTTTACATTTTCTAGGAATATCACATCATTTTTTTTCGATTTTATTATATCAAGAAGAGTAAAAAAAAGTTTTCCTCTTTCATCATTGAAACCACCTTTTTTTCCAGCAATAGAAAAAGCTTGACATGGAAAACCTGCGATTAAAATATCTGTTTTAGGAATAGCATCTATATCCAAGTTTTTTATATCTTCTTGAATTAATTTTGTACTTTTGATGTTATTTCTATATGTTTCACATGCATTTTTATCGTACTCATTTGCCCATATAACATTTACACCTGCTTGTTTAAATCCTAAGCAAGTTCCGCCTATTCCTGCAAAAAAGCTACTTGCAGTAATATTGTACATTTTTTAAATTCCTCCTATTTTTTTTAAATTATATCATAAAATAATATAAAATGCAGCATTTTTTTTTACAAAAAAAATTTTATTTTAGTATTAAACTTAGGCTTTTTTTGTTGATAATAGAGAAGCTGAGATAGCGTTTGATGAAGAAAAAGAATGTATAATTATAAAAAAAATAAAGCAGGATTAATTTCCTGCTTTTTTGTTATATAACATTTGTTATTTTAATTTTACTTTGTTTCCATTTTGATACCATCAAAAATAATCTAAGTCAATTTATCCTACACTTAAATTTTGAATTAATGGTATTTAGCACTGTTTAGAAATTGTATTTTAAAAATAGTTTAATTTCTACAAAAAAGCCCGAACTGAGCTGCACCCAAAATCTTGGACACAAGATTGGAGGTGCAGTTTTTTTGTGAGTAAATTAACAAGAGAAAATAAAATT